CTGGTCTTAGCGTGACCGTTTAAACTACCCTCGACACAAACCATGGTGGAGTGGAATCTGACAAAAAATGTCGCTGTGGAACATGTTTATTCCGCATTAATAACTCAGAACGCGTAGGAAACACAATATTTAGCGGATCAAAAGCTGCAAAACCCTTCAACAAAGAGTTCAAAGCGCGAACTTTACCCGTAGCAGTATATAAATCAATTGTATCTTGAAACCACGTCTCTGGAAGATTTCTTTTTATAGAACAAAACACAAGTTTTAAAAAATTGTAGGCAACTTCACAAGTGCCATAAGAACCATTAACCAACCCAAGACAAGAAATAAGAGTGACACCATGACTTCTCTCCTCACCCTTACCGTATGCAATACGCCCAACAACTTGTTCAATCTTTCGATATGGAAGAACTGGAGGAAGGTGGACACGAACATCACTTGGCATTGAAATATTATCACGAGCAACGAAGAAAACTTTTAAAAAGACAGGACCCTCATAAGTTATCTCTCCGTGTTTATTAATTCGTGTCAAAAAATTTTTGTATTCTTTAACATCTCTAGTGGTGATTCTCCATTTATCTAAGTAGGTTGAAAACGCTTTCCGGCCAATTACATCACGTAAAACATCGGGATAACAACCTGAATCATCATCACCATAAAAAATTGCTCGAATTTTCCCTCTCAAAACCCATTGCATAATTTCTTCTAATATTTGAGGGTATTGTTCCATCTGATAAACTAAGAAAGAAACAAAGAGAAAAGCCATGCACCAGGAATCACCGTGGGATGTAGCAAATTTCCCAGACGCCATTTCTCCATTAATCCAAACCCAAATAGTACCGAACAATTGGCAGATATGCTGAGCAATGCTAGTTGAAACATGCTTTCGAAACAGAGTAAATAATCGCCACATTCCTTCCTCAAACTTGGCTTTATAGAAATATTTAACACCCATAGCATGGTACAGTGATAGCAACGCTGACGGCAGAGAACAATCTAAACTAGACACATCACCTGTCCCAAATGAAAGTGCTGGATCATCATAGTTAAGATATTTAGCAACCTCAAACGCGCCTCCCTGCTCCATAGTCATTTTTACTTTTATCATATTGCCGGATTCAATCTCGTGGCGCAATTTGTCAACCACAAATGCCATAACATAACCTAAACAATCACCAATGTGGAAAATTCGAATCTTATGAAAAAGTTTCCAAACTTCTGCGTCAGACATTCCAGGGTGAACATTATACGTTTCATGCTTCAATGATGCTTTTGTGGTTCCATGAGGAATTTGAGGATTCTTACCTAACAACGAATCGCGAGCAATTTCAGATATCTTCTCAAAAACTGTTTGCAGAATCTCTCCTTTTGTTGCAGAGGAGGAACCAACATTATATTGCGTGTCACCATTAACATAAGATTTGGATGGAGTTTGCCATATTCCAGCTGAAGACGCATTATTCAAATCAAGATTATTCAAATAACTTGCATTCCATGTCCAGGTGTATTTTCCGAAATGTTTTTCAACATCAAGAAAACAACTACCACACAACAAATTCAATATTGTATTCATTTGCCTGGAGAGGAACTGTGCTATTTCAGCAGTGACCAGAGGTTCACGATTCATCTTGGCTAACGCACGAGGGATTTTTCCTATAACATCTTCAGTAGTAACTATCACATTGGGGACCATATTGCCATCAACAATTCGGTGTCCATAATTATAATTATAAATTGATTTATTAAACAAGTTAGTATACTTAGATTCAGGAGGACCAACAAGCGAGGGACCTTCTACCAAATCATTCTTTTGAAGAACTTTTTCTAACAGCTCATCCAGTGGAATGGCAAACCGCTGATAATCAAAGAAAATACACAATGTGGACACTTCAGAAATGGGAGTAGGACGAACCTGGGAAGAAGGATAATTGGGTTGACCAGTTACAGATGGTACAATTTTCATGTTTGGTCCAATATTCGATAAGATATGCCAAAACATCATTTGAGGCTTCGTGGGAGTGTAATCTTTCAATCGATACTGCCCATCAATCTTGTAGTACATAAAATTCACAAAAGCAAAAAATTCATGAACCATTTCTTCACCTGTCTTTATTCTGGTTCCTTCTTTACGATAAATCTTGCTTCGATAGAAATCAATAGATGCACCTCTTATACAAAATTCAAAGTCACAATGACACATTTGGTACACATGGTCTTCCTCCGACTTTCCATCACACCATTTCCACCAAAAGCGTTTACTTGCTTTTCCTGTTTTTGTTAAATAATGAAGGGGGTTTTGTTCCGTTATTGTTAATTTAGATATCATTTTGCGGAGTAAAGTCAGATTCGTTAGGATAATTGTAATTAAGGCACCTAGCGTCGAATACACCAGATGTCCAATTGCGTTAACC